TCACAAGATAGAATCTATATGAAAATTCACGGAAATAATGGAAATGAACAAATATTTAAAGGAACTAATATCTTATCTGAAACTGGAGTTACCTCAGGCTATCAGTTATATTCAGGTGGATTTGATTTCGGTGGTGTTTTAAATACTATTACAATTGAGATTGGCGGACAAGATATCAATCTTTCAGTCGGAGTTTTATTTGATGATGTAACAATCAATGTTCTTTATAATGTAGTAAATACAATTGTTACTCAACACATTCAAAATATGGAAGAGTTCTTAACTTTAGACTACGAGCAAGATGTTAATGATGTTGCTGAAATGATATTTGAAAATAATGAAATTAAAGATGATTTTAACTTTGAGCCAATAGAAAAACCTATGGATGAATTTTCTTTTGAAACTGTTGAAACAGAAATGCAAGAGTTTGAAATGGAATTTGAAATGGAAATGGATATAAATATGGACTACGATATGCCTACCACTGTTACAATAATGCCAGATGGTTCAATGGAGATGGATATGCCTATGGAGATGACAATGGCTTCCGTTGAAATGGAAATGGAGATGGATATACAAATGGAGATAGATATTGAAACAACAGAAGAACCTACTATGGATATGCCGAAGACCATGGACAATGAACCTGACATGGAAACTAATATGGATTCTGAACCTAATGAGCCGCAAGAAATGGAAACCCCTGAAGAGGACGTGGGAGAATCAAAACTTGAACCCGAGCCTGAATCTGAACAACAAGAAGAAATTGAAGAACCCGATCCTGAAAAAGTTGAACAAGAAGCAGAAGAAACTAAAACCGAACCAACTGAATCAGAATCCGAACCTGAAGAAGAAATAGAAGAGCCAAAGGAAGAACCTAAAAAAGAGCCTACTGCTAAACAAAAAGCAGCTACAAAAATAGTTAAAAATATGGGCGATAAAGGTAGATATGAAGAAGGTAATCAAATTAAAACTCTTATAGTTATGCAAGTATTGGGTAATACTAAAACTTTTTTTGAAAGCAATATTATACTACAAGACGTAGAAGGATTCTTTACTAATGAGTCATTACCTGATACTATGATACCCACTAATAATATGGCACAATATTTTCTATTTGGAGGAAGCAACAGTCTAATGGATCAACTAGTAGACAGTCAATATAAATAATGGCAGAAGTAGAATTTGCAGGATTAAAATTTAAAGGAGGTAAGATCTTTGGTATCTTACTTGCTCTAAGTACTCTTATAGGTTCTCTATATGGAGGCTTTGTTATGTTCAAGGATTATCAAGATATGAAATCCGTAATGTTATCCTATTCAGCCCCGGACCTTTCGGGTTTGGAAAAAGAATTAGCTCTTATAGAACAAGAAGTAGGTATTATATCTAGTGAAATGGCAATGATGATTGCTGAAATAACCTTAGTATCTGACGTAGCCAATGAACTAAAAAATGACCTTCGCACAGATTTAAGAAGAGTTGAATCTATTATTGAAGACGTAGAACAAAATCAGAAAACAGATTCAAGAGAAAATTCATCTGACATTAAATTTGCTATTAAAGATATTCAAGATGAAATGGCAGAACTAGAAATAAAAATTACTGAAATAATTCAAAAGACTTTAGCTAATCCTTTAGCTGGTATGAAATAATCATACCAACCATTCTTTAAACTTTTCACCCAATACCTGACTTGCTAAATTAATTTTATTTCTTAATGATTTTATAATCAATTCATCTACAGTTTTTTCAACCATTAAATCTATGTAAGTAACTTTATTAGTTTGTCCTATTCTATGTGTTCTATCTTCCGACTGCATTCGAATTTCTAAATCATAGTTGTTAGAATAATAGATAACTGTATGACTAGCTGTTAAAGTTAAACCGTAACCGCCTACACGAGGATTAGCTATCAAAAATCTAAGATCATCCTCTTTGTCTTGAAATCTAGTAACAATTTCTTGACGATCATCAGAAGCAGTTCCACCATAAAAAGTTTCTACTGCTTTAGTACCATATTTTTCTTTTAAAGATTGTTCTATTTTTCTAATATCATGAACATAAGTAGCCCAAATAATTACTTTACCATCAACTTCCTCCAAAGCTTCATTTAAAACCTTTATTCTATTGTTGGGTATTTCTTGAATTCTAATATCATTTTCTTCTACTTCAGTAGTTACATGACCACAAGTTATTTGATGTAGCTTAATCATTTGAGCTAAAGCACTTGTAGCTGTTATAACTTCTCCACTTTGTAAAAAAGTTAAAGCATGATCTCTCATTTGATCATATATCTGCTTTTGTTCTTTAGTCATAGTTACATATCTTTTAGTATAAACTTTCTCAGGTAAATCAAGACAATCCTTTTTTAAAACTCTAAAAGAAAATTGATTTAATTTATGATTTAATTCATCTAATCTTTGATAACCAACTATTTGATCGAAAGAATGGGAACCCATATTTTGACGTTTGATGATTGCATATCTAGACTTAAAAGAATAATAAGATTGAAAATCTAATAAATAAGGATCAAGAAAATAACATTGAGTATATAAATCTAAAGGACTTTTTGTCACAGGAGATCCTGTAAGTATCCTTCTATATTTTGCTAAATCTCTTAATTTTAAAATATTTTTAGTTCTTGAAGCTGTTGAAGATTTAATAGTAGTAGATTCATCAATAGCCATTAAAGTTCTGTGGGATAATAAAAATTTTTCTGCAAATCGAGACCCTGTCTTTGTACTAAAAGCTTCTATATTCATTAGAAAAATAACTAATTCTTCATCATGCTTAAATAGTGTTTCAAGTATCTTAGCTTGTTTTTTAGTTTTATTAGGAGACCAAACTACAGTTTTATAATTAACATGTTCTGGCATATGTATAGGAATTTCCTGTTTTTCCCAATTTCGATAAACTCCTTTTGGAGCAATAATTAATGCAGCATTAATTTTACCTTTGTCATATAACATAGCTATGTTATCTACTAATACTTTTGATTTACCTGTACCCATCTCCATAAGTAAAGCAAAATTTTCTTTATTGTGTGAAGCCCCTAAAGCTTTTAATTGGTGTTCATACGGCTCAGTTTTAAATTTATAATCCATCGTTTTTCCTTTCTTAGAATTAATTTAAAATAATACTTGCAATTTGTTTTGTCAATCATTATATTGGGATAAATAAGGAGAAAGAATGACTGTATATGTAGTACAAGAAGTTAGAGGCAGAAATATTTTAGACGCAGAAAGATTTGGAAAACTTCAATTATTATTACCTGAAGGCTCTCAATTAGTTTTAAGTTCTGGTCCTACTGTTAGAAAACTTAACAATAAATTAAAAGATTTTAATGATGAGGATTATTTGCTACTTGCAGGTGATCCGGCCGTCATTGGAATAAGCTGTGCAATTGCCGCTGATAAAAACAGAGGTAAATTTAATTGCTTAAAGTGGGATAAGATGGAGCACAAATATTATCCGCTAGAAATAGACTTATATCAGAAAGGAGAAATTGATGATTAATAGTTTGTTAGAAGAAATGGAAGGCGATATTAAATCACCTAACCTTCAAGATAGTTCTTTGAAGGAAATGTCTGACTTATGCGCTGAACAACTACACTTAGAAGAAGAAATATCTGAATTGGAAAGTCAACTAAAGAGTAAAAATAGTACTCATAGAAAACTTTCTCAAGAGATTATTCCTGCTAAGATGTCCGAACTAGGTTTAGAAAGTATTACGTTAAAAGATGGTGCAGTTATTAAAGTAAAACAACTTGTACAAGCATCTATACCTGTTAAGCATAGAGAAGAGGCTTTTAAATGGCTTCGTGATAATGGTCATGGTGATCTTATCAAAAATCAAGTTTCCGCTACGTTCGGAAAAGGGGAAGACAATGCTGCCTCTGACTTTTTAAATAAAGTCGAAGCGTTAGGGTTACAACCACAACAAAAAGTTTGGGTGGAACCTATGACACTAAAAGCGTTCGTGCGTGAGCAAGTTACTCAAGGAAGTGAATTGCCCATGGAAACCTTCGGAGTCTTCGTTGGCGCCGAAACCAAAATAAGTAAAAAGTAAAAGGAGCATATAATGACGAACCAAGAACCAAAGCAACAAACAGTTGCAAATAAAGCCGAAAGTAGGTTACCTGTATTAAATATTTCCATGATGGAAGAAGATGCAAGTAAAGGTCTAGAAAATCTTACTCAAGATGATCTAGCAACACCTAGAATAAAAGTCCTTATGGCTTTGTCACCTGAGATTGAAACTATAGAAGGTGCGAAAGCGGGTATGATTTTTAATACAGTGACTAATAAAATGTATGAAGGATCAAAAGGCATTAGAGTTCTACACTGTGCTTACGAAAGACAGTACGTGGAATGGACAGACAGAGGTCAAGGCACAAGTGCACCCGTAAATATTTATGGTGCTAGCAGTGATATTCTTACCAAGACAACTCGTGATGATAACAATAAAGATCGTTTAGAAAACGGTAATTATATCGAGACTTGTGGTAATCATTTTATTCTTGTAGTAGAAGAAGATGGTAGCACAACTCCGGCTGTTATTACTATGAAAGGTACACAACTTAAAAAATCTAAGAAGTGGAATACCGTGAGGCAAACTCAAAAATTAGAAGGTAAGAATGGTTTATTTACACCTCCTTCTTATGCTTTCTTTTACAGACTAAAAACTGTTAAAGAAGGAAATGATAAAGGTAATTGGCATGGTTGGGAAATCTCTATTGAAGAGCAAATAACTGATGCTAACTTATACTCTATGGCAAAACTATTTGACGAGAGTGTAGGTAAGGGTGAAAGTAAAGTTAAGTATGAAGAAGAAGCACCTGCTGCTTCTAGTACGCCATTTTAAATATTTGGGGGCTTCGGCCCCCATTTTTAATTCAATATGGATAAGAGAGTAAAAAAATTTAAAGATATATTCAGTGGGTTAGATCGAGCCTATGGTCAATATAAAAGTGATGGTCAAAAGAATAACGGTAAAGTTTCCGGTAAAGCTTTTATAACTAAACAAGAAGTAACTGATCAGTTATGGGTAGATCATTTAGCAGGTAAAGATCCAAGTTTAGGTATTATACCTATCTGTGATGATTCAACTTGTAGGTGGGGTTGTATTGATATTGATACTTATCCTTTAGATTATAAAAAAATTGTAAAAGAAATCAGGGCATTAAAATTACCTTTAGTTATGTGTCGATCAAAAAGTGGTGGGGCTCACGTATTTTTATTTTTACAAGAACCTGTACAGGCTAGAATAGTTAGAGATAAATTAATAGAATGGTCTGCTGAAATTGGTTATGCCAATTGTGAAATATTTCCAAAACAAATTGAGATTAAAGCAGACAGAGGTGATACAGGAAATTTTTTAAACTTACCTTATCATAATGGTGATGATTCAAATCGATATGGTTTTAAGGACGACGGAACAGGGGCCACCCTAGAAGAGTTTTTTACTTTATATGATGAGCATGTTATTAGTGAAAAAGATTTATCAGAGTTAAAAATTAAAAGAAAAAAAGAAGTAAGTGACTTAGAGGATGGACCACCTTGTCTTGCTACATTGATGTCACAAGGAATACCGGAGGGTGGTAGAGATAATACTTTATATCAGTATGCAGTATACGCAAAAAAGAAGTGGCCAGATGATTGGAAAAAGAAATTAGATGAGTTTAATTTTAAATATATGGAAAGACCTTTAGGGTCTGATCAAGTACAAAAGACAATTAGACAACACGAAAAAAAAGACTATCAGTTTAAATGTAAAGATCAGCCTATGTGTGCAGTTTGCTCTCCTGTTGTTTGTAAATCAAGAAAGTTTGGTATTGGAGATTCTTTTGAGCACAGTTTTTCAGACTTAACTAAGTTTCAAAGTGATCAATCTGTTTGGTTTTTAAATGTAGATGGTAAAAGAATAGTATTAGAAACAGATCAATTATTTGATCAAAATAAATTTAGAAAAGCATGTATGGATCATCTTAATATTATTCCTAATCCTATGAATGGTGCTGATTGGACTAGAAGACTACAGCAATTACTTAATGATGTTGAAGTTATAGAGATGCCTAAAGAGATTAGAAAAGAAGGAAGATTTGATACTTTACTAGAATCTTTCTTAGACGACCAAGGAGCAGCTATGGATATAGATGAAATATTTATAGGTAAGGCTTGGTTTGAAAATGATAATGCTTATTTTAGAATGGATTCTTTACAAGATTTCTTAGAGAAAAAAAGGTTTAAAGATTTTTCTACAACACAAATGAGTGCTCGCATTAGAGAACTTGGTGGTGGAGACACTAGAAAAAAAGTGAAACATAAGACAGTTTATATGTGGCATGTACCTTACAAAAAGAAAGAGGATGCTACTCTAAATTTACCTAACTTAGAACAGGATTCACCTTTTTGAGAAATATAATTTTTGGTCCTCCAGGTACAGGTAAAACTACTTATCTGTTACAGTTAGTAGAAACTGAATTGAAAAATGGTGTAGCACCAAATAGAATTGGTTATTTTGCTTTTACTAAAAAAGCTGCAGAGGAAGCTTTATCAAGAGCAGCTTCTAATTTTAATTATGAGACAAAAGACTTTAGTAATTTTAGAACATTACATAGTTTTGCTTATAGGGAACTAAATCTAAAAGAAGAAGATGTTATGAATGATAATGATTATTCTTATCTATCAAACAAATTACAAATTAAGTTAAGTAACCCTAATAAAAAGATAGAAAAATATGGAGCAGGATTACCTGACGACGCCTTTACAAGAATTATAGATCTAGCAAAGATCAATGGTGTAAATTCTAAAGCACAATTTGATTATCCTACAACAGGTCATCTACCAGGCGGTTGGTTGAAGTTAGACTATATAGAAAGAGGACTTCAGATGTATAAGTTTGGTGGAGAGTTTCCAAGAAGAAAATTTGATTATACAGATATGCTTATTGAATTTAATAAAAAAGATGTTGATCTTATACCTGAATTTGATGTTGTTATCATTGATGAAGCACAAGATTTAAGTTGGTTGCAATGGCAAATGGTAGATCGTATTGCTAGTAAAACTAAAAGAATTTATATAGCAGGAGATGATGATCAAGCTATCTTTAAATGGGCCGGAGCAAGACCTGAGTTCCTTATTAATATGAAAGGTCATAGAAAAATTTTAGGAAAATCTTATCGTCTACCTTTTAAGATTCAACAAAAAGCAAAAGATCTAATTTCAAGAGTTGAAGAACGTGTTGATAAACAATGGTCATCTAGAGATGATGAAGGGGAAATTAATTATTACCCAACTGAACAATTAAGTAAACTAACAGAAGGTGATTGGTTAGTGTTAGCACGTAATAAATATACTCTAGATAAGTTAGAAGAAAATTTAAAAGTAAATGGTTATTACTATTCAAGAAATAATACAACCTCTATAGATAGTAGAGTTTTAAATGGTATTAAAGCTTGGGAAAGTTTACGTAAAGGTGGCGAACTTTCTTATAAGGATGTTAAAAAATTCTATTACTTTTTACATATAGAAAGATCAGTAGAAAGAGGTCATAAGACATTGCAAAATGCAGACAGAGATAGTTTTTATAACTATGAAACATTGACCAAAGACCACGGATTAAAGGTTAATAAAGACCTACCTTGGTTTGAAGCATTAGACAACATTCCGCGCATTAAATCCTCCTACATTCGCGCGGTTCTCCGTCGTGGACAGAATCTGGACTACTCTCCGAAGATTAAACTGTCCACGATACACGGAGCCAAAGGTGGCGAGGCAGATAACGTAATGTTATTGACAGACTTATCAAGAAAAACAGATGAATCTTATTGGATAAATAAAGACGAAGAAAGAAGAGTTTTTTATGTAGGTATGACAAGAGCAAAGCAGAGTCTAAATATTATAAGATCAAGAACAAACAGAGAGTTTTCGGAGGCATTTTAATGAAAGACTTATTACTAAAACAAATAGAGGTAACAGATAAGAAATTTGCTACGTTGCTAAATTTATCGTCTGAACTAACACAGGAAGAAATTATAGATCGTTTGAAAATTTTAGACATAGAATTAAAAACATTAAAACAAGATATACAGGATATGAAGGAGGTAAAAAATGTCAGTAAGTGATAGCATATTAAAAGCAGCACAAAACCTTATTAAAGGGGATAGAGCAGAGGATTATGGGGATAAGACTATTACTCATCGTAATATAGCAGAGCTATGGAGTGATTATTTAGGTCATTCGGTATCAGCACATGATGTAGCTATTTGTATGATATTACTTAAAATAGCTAGATTGAAGACAAAACATAAAGAAGATTCTTATATAGATATTGCGGGTTATGCAGCTATTGCGGCAGAGATAGAAATAGATAATCAAATAGCTAAAAAAAAATCTTTAAAAACTTTAGCTACTTTAATGAGTAAAGATAACAAATGACTCAGATACCTTTATTTCAACCACCAAGTGAATGGTGCCCGCCGGAAAATATTCCTGATTTATCTGAAGCTAAAGAAATAGCTATAGATTTAGAAACTAATGACCCAGGCATTAAAAGTATGGGTCCGGGTTGGGCTACTAATAATGGTTATATAGCAGGTATTGCCATTGCTGTGGAAGGTTGGAAGGGATATTTCCCTATACGGCATGAAGGGGGAGGTAACTTCGATGAAAACATTACTAAGAGACAAGTTAAAAAAATATTAGAACTACCTTGCGATAAAGTCTTTCATAATGCTATGTATGACGTTGGATGGTTACGTTGGTGGGGTTTAGAAGTTAAAGGTCGTATTATTGATACTTTGATTGCCGCACCTTTAATAGATGAAAATCGGTTTAGATATTCTTTAAATGCATTAGGCAAAGAATATTTGCATGATACAAAGTCAGAGGGTTTACTCTATGAAGCTGCAAAGGAGTGGGGTGTTGATGCTAAAGCGGAGATGTATAAGTTGCCTCCTATGTATGTCGGTTCTTATGCAGAGCAAGATGCCGATCTGACTTTGCGATTGTGGCAGTACTTTAAAACAGAAATCACGAAACAAGAACTAACAAGTATTTTTGAATTAGAAACAGAATTATTTCCTTGCCTCTTAGATATGAAATGGAAAGGGGTTCGTGTAGATTTAGCTAAAGCAGAATATATTAAGGATGGATTACAAAAAAGAGAAAAGATTTTCTTACAAGACATCAAGAAACAAAGTGGATTTGAAGTAGATATCTGGGCAGCGAAAAGTATATCGAAAGCTTTTGATAAATTAAATATACCTTATGAAAGAACTGCTAAGTCAGGTCAACCTAAGTTTGATAAGAACTTTTTAGTAACTCATAAGAATCCCTTTGCCCGTGCTGTAGCTAATGCACGAGAGATTAATAAAGCAAGAACAACTTTTATTGATACTATACTCAAGCATTCACATAAAGGTAGAATCCATGCTGAGATACATCAAATGAGAAGTGATGAAGGTGGCACAGTCACAGGTAGATTTAGTTATAGTAACCCGAACCTTCAACAAATTCCTGCAAGGAACAAGGAACTCGGACCAATGATTAGATCTATTTTCATACCGGAAGAAAAATGTGATTGGGGTTGTTTTGACTATTCACAACAAGAACCAAGAGTGCTTGTACATTTTGCATCTCTAACTCAAGGTGGGTTGAAAGGTGCTGATCAAGTGATTGAATCTTATAAAACTGAAGATCCAGATTTCCATCAAGCAGTTGCAGACATGGCGGGTATTGATCGTTCTTCTGCTAAAACTATTAATTTAGGTATGATGTATGGAATGGGTAAAGGTAAGCTTGCTAGTCAATTAGGATTAAGTACAGATGAAGCTGAAGATTTATTTTCAAAGTTTCACGGTAATGTTCCTTTTGTTAAACAGCTTATGGAGCAAGCCACAAAGAAAGCAGATAGTGTTGGTTATTTAAGAACTCTCCTTGGACGTAAATGTCGTTTTGATTTATGGGAACCAAGAGCGTTTGGTATTAATAAAGCCTTACCTTTATGGCAGGCCGAGAAAGAATATGGAAAAGATTTAAAAAGAGCATGGACATACAAAGCTTTGAATAGGCTCATACAGGGATCTTCTGCGGACATGACAAAGAAAGCCATGGTAGATTTATACAAAGAAGGAATAATATCTCACATACAAGTTCATGATGAATTAAATTGTTCAATTGAAAATGAAGAGCAAGCAAAAAGAATTAAGGAAGTCATGGAAACAACGGTAGAACTTAAAGTACCGTTAAAAGTGGATATGGAAATAGGACCGTCATGGGGAGAGATCAAAAGCAAGTAACTGGTGATGTTAGCGAATACAAAGCAGTTATAAGATTTTTAAAAGCAGGTTATATGGTGTTTAAAAACGTGTCAGGGACAGGTCCTATTGATTTAGTTGTAGTGCATCATAAAACTGGTAAGGTAAGATTTATAGATGTTAAAACTATCAGTTATCGTAAAAAAGGTACAAAGATTAATCGATCACCGACCAAGGAACAAATTAAACTTGGAGTTGATTTAGAGTATGTAGATAAAAATAAAAATGATTAAATTTTTAATGATTGGCTATATATGTACTGTCGGCTATATGAAAACAGAAGAAAAGTGCATGAGAATAGCTTCAGAAATGATCTATTTTAATGAGGAAAAATGTTTAGAATATGTAGATGCTTATACATATGAGTTTTTAGACGTAAATCAAGGCGGTAAAGCTACGGTAGAGTTTATGTGTGTTCCTACTTATATAATTGAAGATATTTTAGAAGGTGTGAGAATTTAAATTTAATCCTTGATTTTCCCATACTATTCCTATATATATGGGCTTATATGAAAATACATACTATATATGGAAGGAAAACAAATGACAGATACTGAAAAGTATAAATCTGTAGCAATCAAAATTAATGCTTATCATAAAGCTAATAGCGTAAAGGAACAAATACCTGAACTAAAACATCTATCTATAGGTGGACTTATGCTATTTTTAATAGATAAATTTGAACAAGATGTTAACAGCGGAAAATACAAACAAACTAGTTAGTGCAGTTACTCGTTTTATTAAAGATGATCGTAAACACGTACGTGTTTTTTATACAGATAAAACTCAAAAAATATTTCTTGCTGAAGAATGGGATATGATCGTAACCGAAGGTCGAAAACTTTGGTTACAGCATCAAAATGAAATAACAGAGCTACGAAGGGACTTAAATAGATCAAATGACTGAAGCAGATAAAAAACAACAATTATCTTATAATATTTATCAACCATTTGGACCAAGCATTTTAAAAACAAAATTACCGAATTCTTATGTTGAAGCAATCAACACCGAAGCAGATCGTATTCTAGCAAGTGAAGATTTATCTAAGGAATATGATTTTAGTCATAACCTGGCCGGAAATGTAAAAAAAGAGATTTCCATTGATGAGAAAAAAATTCAAGGACTTAAAGAGTTCTATGTAGCTATGGCTCAAGAGTACGTTAAAAAAATTTTATTAGAAGCTGTCCCACCTAATACTCAAGCGACTTTTAGTACTTGGGTAGTTAGTCAATTTGCAGGAGACTTTAATCCTATTCACATTCATGATTCGACTTTGTCTGGCGTTGCTTTTTTAAAAGTTCCAGAAAAGTTTGAGGAAGAGTATTCTAAAGAAGATCATCATGCCACCGCAGGTTGTTTAGAGTTTTTAGGATCACTTCCTAATCATTTTGTACGTCATAGTTATTTAGCTAAACCGCAGGTTGGAGATTTTTATTTATTCCCTAGTTGGTTGGCTCATCAAGTCTATCCTTTTAGAAGTGAAGGAGAACGACGTTCCATGGCTTTTAATATCCATTTAAAGACCGCTCAACCTGTTAAAGGACTTAACACCTGATGGGAATACAAGAAAACCATCCTGAGTATCCTTACAAAACTCGTTATGATCAACGAGCTAAAAAATTAAGATTTAAAACCGTTAAAAAAAGACACAGATATGATGAATGGGATAAGCTACCTGTTAAAGAGAGAGACTACTTTAGAGCGCTTATTGTTGTAGAAGATTATGCATTGGGCGACACTCCTGATACATGAGTCGGGCAGTCCTTAAAAGAAAAAATCACAAGGGTCGTCGTAAGGTAGGGTCTAAGAAAAGACGCAACCGTCGTCGTTTACGCAACCGTCGTTAGATTTATGTGATAATATCTTGATTATTTGAGATAGGATCAATAGTGGTTTTGTATTGAACAGTAGAATCTTTTTTTTTATTAGTGGTTTCACACTCACATTTCTTTTCTTTTTCTAGTTTTTCTACTTTGTCGGCTAGGTAACAAATCATTTTGTGTAAGTCTTTTTCGGTCATAGTGTCTCCTTAATTTTGTGAATAGTGAAAGCGACCACTATATAACAATCACGGACCAAGTATCAAGCTCTTTTATATTTAGGATAGTCTACACACCTGACGTGCTAAAATAGCAAAAGTAAATAAAAAATTCATACCTATATTCTCTTGTATGATGAATCTCACAAATAGTGCCAAGAACCACTTCCTAAACTTCTTTAGCAATTTTTTTGCTGACAATAAGGACCCGCAAGAGGATCTTATTAACTATTGTAAGGCAGAATATGGTAAAGATTGGCGTTGGGCTTTAAAAGAATATATTAGCTATAATGAGTTTCCAAAGACTTATCAAAGAAGGAATATATCATAGCGGGTGGTGACATTCGCAATTTTCGAACTCTTCATGACAAAGAACACAAATCTCTTCTAAGATATTTTCTTCTTCCATTAGAACCTTACCTTTGGTATTTTTTTCCACCAATCGTTTATTTTTTCTTTTTCGTAATAAACTATGACATCTTTATTGTCTGGACTAATATACCAAGGGATAAGTTCTTTTTTTTCTAGTTTTTTGTTATTTTTTATTACTTTAAGCAAGACTTGCCATCTTTTTAGCCATAGATTTGGCTCTTTGAGGGGTTTGTTTGGCCCATCTGGAATCAAGCATCTCAACTGACGCCGTTTTATAATCTGGCGGTGTAGATTCTTTGAGCGCTCTCCACATAGCAGGGAACTTGGACACACCTGTTTTACCCATTTGAAAGACCATTTCTACAATAAGCTCTTTGCACTGATCATGGACCACGGTATCACCAAGCAATTCTTCTGCACCTGAGATAGCGTTCTCTAGATCCTTCTCTAAAGTCTCCATTAAAAACTCTTCGTCGTACTCTTTATCATCTTCCCAAAAGTCTTCCACGCAAAGATGGCCCACCCCAATAGTTCTTTTGCCTAGTGTGTCTAAATACACCTTTGTACGGAAACCTTCATTTTTACGTACAGCCTTTAATAATCTCATCATATCCATCTTATTTCTCTGTCTCCTTCTTTGGTTCTAAATATATAATCTTGTTTACCCAACTTCCAGGAATGGTTATGTGTCTACCGCCATCTTTTTCTTCGTTGTATTCACAATAATCACTCATAATAGTTATTTGGGACTTTGTATCTTTTATCAGCCAACCAACAGATTGGCAAGTAGCTAATTTTTCAAAAAAGATTTCTTCTACTGGATGCCAACCAGTCTCACCATCTTTCGCATCGAACCATTCAACTAAGACTAATGGCTCCGAAAGTGGATTTTTGAAAATTTCGCTCAAAATACTTTAAGTTTCCCAGGACCACCTGTTGTTTTATTACTATTTCTTGAATTATCTACTAAGTTACTAATCATTTTCGAAAATTTTGTAGCCTCTTCTTCTGTTTGAAAACCTTCGATAAAGTCATTATTTTTTGTGGCCTCTGCTACAGGATCATCGACCTTGACTAATTTTCCTTCTATCATTCTAATTGTTGGAACTAAAATAATCTTTCCATCTACTTCATAACTTTCTGTTAAAATTGTATTGTTAGCTTCTGTGTTAGGGGTGTTAGGATTCATGGCTCTTTGAAACCATGAAATATCTTTTAATTCATTAATAGTAGGCATTGGTTATGTATCTAGAAATAAAGGTGTATATTTCCCCATATAAGAGCCTCTGATGTTAAATTCAAAGTATTCTGATGCATCTTCATAGGTCATTTCATCTCTATCCATAAGTGTTTTGAGAATACGTTCTATACTGTAGAGAACTCGTGTATTAGTGTTGTCGTGCCACGGATCTTGGACCACGCCCATGATGGCAGAGTCAAATCCATCTGCAAAAAGTATTTCAGGTTCGTCGTCCACGTACATTTCTTCAATTTCTTTTCTATTCATGGTTACATCTTATCACTTTATATAGATGTTTCAAAAGTAAAATGAAAAAATAAAATCTAAAATATCTCAAATTTGACGTAACCACGTAACTTTAGGCTAGAATAGTTGATATACAACAGTAGTAGGGTTACTTTTACGGTTACGTCAGTCACTCAGGTTACGTAACCTTGAGATAGGTGATTTATAGAATAGTTGATATACAACAATAGTAGCATTCTTACAGACTGAGGTTTTTTCATTGAAATATAAAATATATATATATATTTACTTTCTATGTATATATAATAAATATTAAATATGGATATTGATAAAGAATTAACACCAAAACAAAGGGCTTTTGTATTTACCTTTGTAAAAGAAAATGGGAGAATGACTCCTACAGATTGTGCAAAGCAGTCTGGATACTCTGAACATTCAGCCACTCAAATGGCTTCTAATTTACGTAATCCAAAGATGTTTCCTAAAGTTGTAGAGGCTATTGAGTATTTGCAAAAAGAATATGCGGAAGCTAGTAGGATTGATTTTGTTAAACACGCTAGAGAATTAGCAAGGCTAAGAGAGATGGCGGTTGATAATGGACAGTTAGGACCTGCGATTGTTGCTGAATATAGACGCGGTCAGTTAGCAGGATTTTATGTTGATAGAAAAGAAGTTGTAACTGCTTCTTTAGATAATATGTCCCGTGTTGAACTTGAAGCTAAACTTAAAGAAGTCAGAAATCATAATGTTATTAATGGTGAGTCCATTGGTGTAGAAATTGAATATACTGATGCTACCGAAGTAGCACCCGTAATTGAAGACACAGACTAATCTTCACCATCTATAAGTTTTTTAAAAAATTCCATCAACCATTCAATCATTATTCTTTCCTTCCTTTTTCTGTTTATATTGCCTATCACCTATTATGAAAACCATAAAAGCAATAAAACAAATCATTAATAAATTGAGAATACTAAGTATGAGTATTGCTAGTGTCATTCTTGCGTCCCTTTTTTATACCAATTTGCCTTGTCTAAAATAATTTCCCAAAATTCTTCTGCATTATCAGTTTTTAATTTATAGGTTTCTCGTTCGGTAGTGTATTTATCTAATAAATTAGATTGTATATATTTTAGAAGTACCTCTTTTGTCCATGTGTCATAATCAAAAGGCAAACGAACCCTTAGATAGTCTTGACTAGCTATAATTATGCTTTCTTTTTTAGTTAAAGGTTCTTCTTGATAAGTCTCTGCGTCATAATAATCATTTGCCATAGACTTTTCATCTTGCCAATTAATTTTATGCAAATCACAATAATGTCTTAAATCGCAAATTACATCTGCAACTGTTAAATACTCCGCTTTACCATCATCTTGTAGACCAAGTAATCTTTGTATTTTATAGGCTCTATCTTTGTTACTCATTCTTTATCTCTCCATTTTTTCATTATTCTTTCTCCTGTTGAGTCATCAATATAATAAACCCAACCATTAATTGTTATATAAATGCAGTCTTTTGACTTAG